AGTGCGAGTGTGAACTTAAAGATTTTGTCTTGAATCATACTCAAGACACCTTCATAGGTGTTTGCTAAAACTGTTGTTGCTTGACCAAATGGACCGTTTGGTCCGAATACTTCATTGAATCTTGCTTCTGTTTCTGCGGCAGTAACCTTAGCACCATTAGAAAAACCAAGTAGTGCCCTCACACCTCTTTCACGGAAGATTTCAGCGGCCGCTATACCACCACTAAATGATCTCTGTATCTGTTCAGATACTGTTTTGAAATCAAGTCCAGTAACAGCGGCAACATTACCCACAATCTGTAGGTTTTCGCCAAGTTCTTGTGCGTTGTCTGAAATAACAGCAAGGTTTCCTGCACCCTGTTGTATTTCTTGTAGAGTAAATGGAACCTTACTTGCAAAATCAAGTAGTGTTTCAAACGCCTTGTTGCCTTCTTCAACTGATCCAAACAAGAATTGAAAACGTAGGCCTAATTGTTCAACTTCACTGCTTACCTGTAGTATTTTTCTTATACCAAAGGTAGTTCCTAAAGCCGCACCCACTGCCAGTATTTTAGTCTGTAAACTACCAAAGCCTGTTTCCAGATTTTTGGTGCTACGACCAATACCTTTTAAGCGGTTACTTACATTGCCTAAGACACGAGCAGTCTTATCTACGGCGACGATTTGTATTTGCTGTTGTGTTGCCATGTGCTTTCTTTATAGCCTCCGTTTCCATCTTGAACCATGCGGCCCAAGTGTTTATTTCCAGGACACTGAGTTGCATTACTTCTTCAATACTCTTGCCAAGTTCTTTGGCAATTTTAACGATCAGTTGAAGTTCAGTGTCCTCTTTTAGTTTTTTTCAACTTGCTCGTATTCACTTGTTGTTGAATTCAACACAGCCGCAACCCTCATTAAAACATTTGGGTCTGCTTCATTCATTAGCGTGACTTTGTCAAACTTGTGAAACAATGGCTTACCTTCTGGGTCCAATGCTTTCAAAATAATTGACTCAACTAATGCTTCAACAGTTTTACCTGCTTGTTGCAATTCAATAATTTTAGATTCTACACTAAAAGGATGTGCTCCTTTGTAGTAGATATCTGTTTGCCATTCAGGCACTGAAATTTTTTGCAGTTCACCTGAAAGTTTGCTTTTATAGTGCGATTTTACATTATCTAAAACGCTCATTTATAACTCCTATTTGTTATCTCCCTAACAGTAGGTCCAAGTATACCATTAGGTGCTTGTTTTGAGCGGCCATTCTCCAATAAGTCAATGTATGGAACACGGTTGACGATATTTTTAGATCGAGATCTATTTTCTAATCGCCAACCGCGTCTTGCTTGACCTTGGTCAATTGGAGTCTTGGATCTTGCAACCTCCAATATATCCTGTGCCACTCGGGAATGCAATGAATCTTTTTCTCTTTCAAGATTCCGCATAACCTTGTTAGTGCCTGTTACACTAATCTTCAACATTCCAATTACACAGATGCAATAGTTAGTGCACCAGATCCTTGGAAGTTTACAGTTGCAGTGATCAAATCATCAAATGATGCTGTTCTTGAAACAGATGTTACAAGGACAGAACCTGAGAATTTCTGTGCTGGTGAAGATTCACCAGTGTGGAATTCAACAGTTAATGCACCATCTTGTGCCGGATCAAATGCGTTGGTTGCCGCAGTATGTCCTGATTCATAGATTACCTCCATTGAACCAGTAAACTGATGCAGTCCGTTTTTATATGTTCTTGCCGCGTCGCCCATTACAGTATCTTCAATTACATCTTTTGTATGTTCTACTGTCCAGGAACGAACTTCAGCAACGGTAGTAGTTCCTGATGAGTCTTCAGCAGTGATTTCTACTTTTCCGTTTTCTCCAGTAAATGTAGCCATAGTTTAGTTCTCCTTTTTGGCAGTTTGAAAATCATCTTCTGAAAAAGTCCAGTTGTCCTCTTCACAGTCTTTGTAAGCATGGTCTTCACTGTCACATGAAATACATGGAACAGCCTCTAACTCTGCTTCTGTGGGTTCGGCACTAACTACTTCTTCTTCGTCAGATGCTTTTGAAGTTACTTGAGCATCAGCAGTTATTTTATTTTTACTTTTGCTTTTAGTAACTTTTTTTTCTGGTTTAGGTTGTTCGCCAAATAGAGTCCAACCCTCTCCAAGAAATCGTTTAACACGGTCCTGTTCAATGTATTGAATTTCGCCGTTGTTGTCTATCATTTGTGTGTATTGTGTAACACCCATTATAGTTCTCCTTTAGTGAAAGAATAATGCACTTCTGCAATCAATAAAAACTCTCCTAATGGCGGTGTTCTATCTATGACTTCAATTGAAGTAACATGAGTAGTTGCCGCTTGTGCATCATCGAGTCTTCTATCTCTTGTAGTGTTGAGTGCTTCTTCTATTCGTTCTATTAGATTATTGCGTTTTTCGTCAACACTTTGAACGAAACCTTTGCGTCCGTCTGATCGGACAAAACCTCTAATATTAATTTCAATGATACCACGTCTACTACCTCCCATGGCATGGTCTTCACGTGTTTCATTGCCTGCTGTAACAAGTAGTGCAGGAAATTGTGTAAGTGCTAATTTGTCTAAGTCAAAAGGCTCTCTGCTTACAAACACAGGTCTTGGAGGACTCATGTCTGTGAGTATTTCAATAATGTCTTTGACTGCGTGTTCTCTATTAGATGACATTAACTACTACCTTTTAAGGCGTAGATAATGAGTTGCTTCACGTTCACCAGCGTCTACTGTTCCTGAACTGTCAAAGTCATATTCTACACCGTCTCTTAAAATTAAATCTAATTCACGAGCATATTCTTTTCTATAGAATTCCATTTTACGCTCAAATAAATCTTGATCAACATCGAATTTAGCAAGTTTAGGATAGATATGAAAACCAAGTGCTTGATAACACGTTGCACGAGTCAATTGACTGGCTGTGTATAAGTTTTCGTCTGGTTCTGTTTGTCCTGTGTTCAGTTTAGATAGGTCATATAGACCAACGCTGTATGCAGGCCACCAACGAATACGTAGGTCGCGAAATACATCGTTTTGTGCTTTTGTGATTTCTGCTGAAAAGTCAGGGATACCAAAATCTATAATGTCTGGTTCATATTCCTGAATATCAGAAATTGTTGCGAGTGTTATTGCCATAGGATACTGTCCTTTTATTACGCTTTTGGTCCTTCCAAAACCGCTAAATTGCTTTCAATAGTATTTACCATCATACGGAGAATCATGGTAATAATTGAAGAAAAAAGGGCGATAGTTGCCTACCGCCCTTAGTGTTATGCCAAGTTGTAATTATAATTTAGAATTATAATGCCGCGTCCGCAATGATTTTCACGCCGTATGCGTCGATTAGTTCTGAAGTTCCATAAGCCATTGAACCAACAATTTCAGTTGCTCTTAAAGAAGCATCTCTTTGTGTTTCAATTCTCATAGATCTTTTCACCATGTAACCTAAAGCGTCTGCACTCATTGCCGCACCAATGAATCCGTCACCTGCTGAATCAGGACCTGTAATTACAGTTGATTCAAAGATTTGGATACCAGCGATTTGACCAACGTAGCCAGTTCTTAGAGCCTCGTTAGCAAGATCGTGGTTGTTCATTGGAGTATTGCCATTACCAGCAAGTAACTTTTTAAGTTGGAATGCTTGGTATGGGTGTAATACTGCAACGTATGGCCCAGGAGCCTTGTTGTTTCTTAGTGTAGCCGCCGCTTTGAACATATCGTCTACAGTGATTTCTGTTTCAACAGCACCTACTGAGTTTGAGAAACCAGTAAACAATGCCGCTAAATCAGTGTCAACTTTTTCAGCCATTGCCGCACCTAATTGACGTCCAACAGCCGCCGCTGTGTCATCGTTAGATGCTTCTTCTAATAGGTCAGTTAATGTTACCATTACACCTACTTCTGAAGCAGTGATTTCTTTCTTAGTAGTTGCGAAAGCAGTATTAGATAGATCTGTTCCATCTGCAACGCCTGCCGCACTTACTGTTGGGTAAACTGGAACCTGTGCAGTTAAGCCTGGTGTTCCTGTCATATCGTAATTTCTTACGAGTGGTCTTATGATAGACTGCTCATTCAAGTTGAATAAAGCAGACTGCATAATGTTGGCGTAAAGAGCATCTGCTCCACTTACACCTGTGTCAAATTCATTCGCCATGTTATGTCTCCTTTAATTAGATAGCAAATTTATACGCGAATCCCTTTTGCATTCATTATTTCTCTATAACGAGCACGATGTTCAGGATTTTGCATATTAAGTTTAGTCACATCGTTATCTACCACAGGGTTTTGCTTGCCTATACCTTGTCCAGTTCCAGAACCACTTGGTCCTGCTGAAACAAAATGTGGGTTTGCTGTAAGGAATTCATTTACCAAGTCTTTTACTTGTAATGGCGAACCATTATCATCATACTTTACTTGTCCGTTTGCATCAACTACGTCAACAGTTCCTGCTTCGTTTAATCTAACTTGACCTTTAAGTAGTTGAACCACTTGCTGTGGATTAACTGCCTTATTGGCACTTGCTTCATTTAACAAAGCACCGTCAACTTTAATAGAAGTAAGTTCGTTCTCATACTGTTGAATTTTGCCGTTGAATTTCTCCGCCTGCTCTTTCAACACTTTTTCAAACTCACCACGCTTTTCAAGTTCTGTCTGGCGTGCTGTTTCTTTTTCTTCTACCAATTGTTGGTATAGATCCAAATCAACATTTTGATATTTCTTCTCAAACTTTGATTTTTCTCTTGCTACCCTTTCTGCCACAATACGATTTACATCATCTTGTGATAGTTTTGGTTCTTCCTTAACAGTTTCCTGTGTTGCTACCTGTTTTTCACCTTGTGGTTGAGCAACAGTTTGCTCAGTATCATTAACCGCTGTATTTTCTGCGTCCATAATTTACCTCTTTCTAATTGGTTGAGTTCTACCACCTACCCTCTAACGGTAGTATGTTAGTATTTATGCCCTTGAGCACAAAATCGTTTATTTACGACGTTTTCCGCCGCGAGTCTTTTTCTTCTTCTTTTTACCACCACGCATTGCCATGATCGTTCCCTCCTTTAATTTAGGTTTAGTTGCACGTTTTCTTGTGCGACTGCCTATAATTGCTGAGTTGCCACTTACACCTGTAACACTCATTATTTAGATCTCTTCTTTAACATTCTTGAGATATAAATGTTCTTAACAAGACTGACTTTACTGCCAAACAATCTATCTGCTCTTGCTTTGACTTTTTTGTATTTTGCAGTTTTTGTGTTAAAACTTTTAGGAGCACCAAGACGCTTAGGTCTGGCTTTCTCCCAAACTTGTTTCTTCTTCTTCGCCATCGTCTCTCCACGTATATTTTACAATTTCTTTGCTACGGTCTAATATTTCTTTACGTCTTACCTTGCAAAGTTTATGTAATTCTAACAGGTTATTTCTTGCCCTCACGCCGGCCGCTTTGCTGTCTTTTATTTCGAAACGCCAGATATTTTCTTTATAATCTGCCAGAATTTCTCTAATCCTTTTTTCAGTAGGTTCATCATTGATGAAATCCCTGTCTGGAATGAATTTACCCATTTACTCACCTTGTGGTCCTCTAAATAATGATGCAAGTTCAGGATGTAGTGTTTTTATTTCTTCATCTGTGTAACCTGCTTCTACCATTTGACGTAGATGTGCAACCATGTCATCTAATCCTGTGACAGGAGCGTGTTCTACCATATCTTTTGTAGGTTTGTTTTCAGCCTTCCAATCAACATACCATTCTTTAACATCTTCATATGGCATTTCTGTAATTGCTTCTAACATCATTTTTTCAATTTTATCATTAAGCATAGGATCTTTTGGATTTGACTCTTTTGCCATTTTCAATAGTGCAACATCATTGGCTCTATCTTGGATTGAGACTGTT